GGGTGCTTACAGGTAGGTAAGGATTTCTTCTTCTTAATCCAGACTCTTCTTCGGAATATTCCTCTTCCTCTTTACGTCGCATCATATCCATCATCTCTTCTTCACCCCGCCGACGCATCATACCCATTCCGCCGTATGCCTCATTTTTAGCAGTAAAGTTTTTGTCGATATAATCAAAGAACTCTTTTTTCTTCTCGTCTGTCTTTAAGTCAGCGGGAGAAGAAATACCAAACTTCTTCATTGCCTTCTTAAAGAAAGCATCGTATCCAGTGCCGCCATCCATTTCTTCACGGAATTGATTGGCAACTTCATATTTTGACTCAATGATTTTATCATTAAGTTTTTGTGTAAGAGACTCGAACATTGTTTGTTCGGCTTCGTTATAATCTTTGCTGAGAATCGAATCTACGATGTGTTGAGAGTTCATATGATATCCCTTTTTAATCTTTCCTGAAAGAAGTTGACCATTTGAATCGCTTCCTCACTAGAGGACTTTAATTTGTCTTCAAACTTGTCTCTATTCTTCTTATTTAGCGACTTATAAGTTTCGAGAATAAAATTTGCGTTTTCTTTTGATAAAAAAGCAATCGAATCATCTTTAAAAATGACACTTGCACCAGATTCATCGATGTCTTCAAAATCTTTAATTGAAGCGTCAACAAATGTCTCCTGAACAGACTGCTTTCTTTTATCTTCAAGATCAATAATTTTTTTGATACCCTTTTTTGCTTGCTTGAGAGTAAGGAAAATATCTTTTCTCTTTCCATCAACATAGGCAGAGACAGGAGCCGATGCACCCATACCTACTTTCTTAAGAGTGATAATTTTGCCATTATACTCAAATGTATTCAAGAAGAATTCCTTTTGAAATTCTGGATCAAGAGTAATATCATCCTTGTCACCATCATCACTTGCCTCTTCCTTTTTCTTTTCTGGTCGAGACTCATCTGCCTCCTCAATCAAGTTGATTGTTTTTGAGGCAAGTAAAGAGTGAAGATAAGTTTCCACGATTTCTTCCGGTGCATTTTCAACCAGTCCAATCGCGTTACGGTACGGATTCATCAAAAGCCCCCTCCCATTTCTGATTTTTCAGGAATAAGACCAAGTTCTCTTTCCTTAGAAATTTGCTTGTCCATATCTTTAATCTCACCATCAGTCTGTCGTAAGATATTTCTTCTCACCCATTCTCTTGAGTAATAATCTCCAATGTGATCGTTGATTTCACGAAGAACATCAAGACGCTCTTTTAAAACCTCATATTCTTTGCTCTCTGTGAAGAATGAGTCGGTGACATATTCAAAACGAATATCTTGAACAATTTTGTACCAATCCTTCTCAGACATAATATTTTTAAGAATACACTGAACACGAAGTGAGTTCATAAAAAGCATATTGAATTTATATCTCAAGCGATCAATAAACTTTTGGAAATTTAACTCATCTCTTGTAATCTCTGATGCCCGACCCATATTGAATCCTGTATCTGATTCCAGACGAGACATTGGAATGTTAAGAGATTTGTAAAGTTTCTTTTCAAAATACAGAACGTCTTCCATCTCACCTAAGTTCTGTCCGCCGTCGAGTGTAGAGACTTCTGTGCCTTTACCACCTTCACGACGAGGGAACCAATAGTCCTCAAGCATATTCATAAATTTACGGTCATCACGAATCTCGCCCGTGTTGGCATCGTAAACAAGTTTATTACGATAGCGATTCATCAATTGTTTTACATACTGTTCGGCTTTGTTTTTGGGGAGAGAACCGACATCGACATAGAAGATTCTTCGTTCGGGCGCACGGGATAGACGATAAATCACAGTGGCATCCTCAACCATCCGAAGTTGATTGAGTGGTTTGATTGCTTTTTGTAAGTACGAAATTGCTCTTGTTCGAGCAGCATCATATAAACCAGATGGGAAATAGCAGATAGCCTCTGGTGCAATTTCAATAGCAGAAGCATCATTTGGTTTTTCACGATAAATGAAAACTTCCTTTACGCTTTTGATTTTTTTAGCACCAGTCGCTTTATCAGTTTCTTTTTCAACTTTAGCAATTTTTTTGATTTTTGCAGCGTCAATTGGACGCATTTCAATAATCCCCTTTTTGCTACTGGAGGGATCAAAAATCATATGATAGTAGCCCTTTCCATCGACGTACCATCTTCGGAAAATTTCATATCCTTTATTGTTAAAATCAAGCATACGAAGAATGTAATTAAATTCATTATTTAATTTTTGCTTCGCTTCATCAGAAATTTTTGCGTTGTCTAAATTAAGAGCAACAGGAAACCGCTGCTCCCCTGTAATGATAGATTCGTTGCAAATATCTTCAACCGCTTGTTCAATTTCAGGCTGCATTGCCATTTCACGATACTTCGTGATGTATTGTGTTTCACCACGAAGAGATCCATCAAGGTCAATACCCACACCATAATACCCGCCAGCATCAACCGGCGTAGCATCATCAACATCGGGCAGAACAAAAGAAGCAGCCCGTTTTTCAATGGGCGTGTTCCGTGAAACCGCTTCTTTTTTCGCTCTGCCTACTGAAAGACCAAAAAGTTCAACAGGCATAATTCATCCTTATAATGCAGTCGTTCTATTACCGGGTGTTCCGTATCCTACGTTCACATCAGAAGTAATAAAGTAAGAATAACCAAGAGTCACAGTGAATGAAGCGAGATCCTCGTTTGTAGCATCCACAGTGATTTCACTAATGCTTTTAGGAAAGCAATATTTAAAAGTATAGGATTTGATCGGCTCTCCAGCACGATCTAACTGATCAACAGACCAGTCTGGAAAATCGGTGGCGTTATTCAGTTCAATCTGTCGCTCTGCCAGATTGTCCTCTGCACCATTCAGGTCTTCGAGCCATTGCTCAAACTTGCTGCGAAGTCTCATATCCTTATCAGAAAGAATGGTAACAGACCAATCTTCAAAGGTACGAGATGTTGGAAGTTTAATGTTTCTTCCACGGTAGGGTGCAGTCACCTCACCGATGTTTGATGCGGGAAGTGCCGATGCCGTCACCAAGAAAGATGTTGCAGTGTCGTTTCCACTTGCACCGATTCTACCACCCACGCGGAAAAGCGAAGGTCTTACGCCGCCACCAATTTTATCTTTAAAGTCGTCAATTCTCATTAGAGATTCTCCTTACTTGTATTTATCTACCCCCACCCAAGTTTGTCAACTCTTCAAAGTCAACACCAGTTCTGGTGGCTACAAAGTTAAGGGTGATAAAGTTGATGGATCTTGCGGGCTGCACAAAGATGTCAGCGACAAACGAGTTTCTGTCGATAACCTCTGGCGTATTGTTAGTTTCATCACAGACAACTCGGAAGTCTGTGATACCTCTTCGAGATTGAACATCAAGCAAGAATGGCTCGATCAAGTTCTTAAACTGCGCTCTTGTAAATCTGTCATTAAGTTCAAACAACTGGAACTTAGCAGCAGTTGAAATTGCCTTCTCAAGAACGATAAACAATCTTCGCACATTGATTCTATCGAATGCACTTGGCTTCTTCAACAAGGTCTTGTCTCCGAACAGAACAGTTCCCTGTCCGGGAAGCGAAATCACTGGGTTAATACCATTTTTGTAAAGATCATCCCGTGAGGTTTTGTCAGGATTATACGCAAGAGAAACAACGTTGTTCAGTTGTCCTCTATTAAATCCGGCAGGTGAGAACCAAGTCTCACTTGTAACGTCTGCTCTTGCAGCGATACCTGCGATGTCACCGTTCAATGGAACATATCGGAAAACATCATTGAATCTATCGTACTGATACTTGTAACCTGAATCCAAGAATGCAAACGAAGATGAAACATTCAAGTTGCTTGTATCGGTTCCCGTCAAGTTACCACCTTGTGATGCCGCATCAGTGCCATTTCTGTAGGCAATAATGTTAGCACTTGAGATATACCCCTTGTGTGGAACATCCGAAGATGAAAGAACTGCGAGTTTTGGTGGTGAGAGGAATGCAATTGCATCCTTTCTATTATCAGCAAGAGTTACAAGTTCCTTTGCCTTATCTCCAACAGACGGTCCACCAAGAACCAGTGAAATATCTGAGGTTTCGGAATCAGCAAATTTTTCGTATCCATTCGTATAGAAATCATCACCAGATGGGGCGGCGGCTTTGCCTCCCTTCAGTGAAAGATATTGGTTTGTTTGAAGAAGACCAAAAGTATTTCCCAAATTGAATGATGTATCTGGAAGATTAGATCCTGCTACTGCAAAATCACCACTCTGGAATTGATGACCAGTGTAAATGTATTCGGATGTATCACGAATAACATTCTTCCAATATTGTGTTGCTCCGTCATCACGCTTTGCGTTTGTGGCGACTGAAAGATCATCAAAAACTTCAAGAACCTGTCCTCTTGTTCCAGACCAATAACCATCTTCATCAACCACAACAACTGAGATGATGTCATTGACTTTGGATCCAGCCGTAGCACCTTTGCTTTCAGCAAACTCCGACGTTGCAGGAGTGACGGTACTCACAACATTTGAATATTTCCACTCAACCAGTCCTGCCGTAATACTTGCAGATTGTGTGAGCAAACCCGGACTATCGATAGAAACGGTAGAACCTCTGGAGGCTAAATTAAAGGCAGAGGTAAGGACACGATACTTAGACCCGCCGATCTTAATATTATCAGCATACTCAGAACCAGCGGCGATTCTAAAATTAGTGTTATGTTGAACGTGGAATTGAGTTGTTCCTGCTGCGTATCCCGCAGTGCTTGAGAATGTCAAGCCACTTCTGTTCGATACCGAAACAAGAAGTGAGTTACCCAATTCAATACCCGCACCTGTATTACCTGCGGGGGCATCACCACCAGCAAACTTGGCAACAAAGTGATTGCCATTCCAGTCTGCTGCTGTGGTAGTTGTCTTTGTATTATAATCATCAAGATTTTTAATTAAAACTCCACCAGACTCACCTGCGTTCAAAGTTGGTGAGGTTTCAGTATTTGAAGTTCCTTCATTTACGACTCGAACAATGTTCAAAGAAGATGCGTAGGTAAGATAGTTTGCAGCGGTAAACCAATAATCTTTGTTTGCTGTCGTTGGTTTACCAAACTTTTCCCTCAGATCATCAACTGAGGTCACGCGAATACTTTGATCAAGTGGTCCCCAATCAAAGAAACCAGCAAAACCCGCGTTTGTTGTGGAAACTGCGGGGACAATATTTGTGAGGTCAATTTCTTTGACTTCTACACCGGGGCTGACTTGGAATGCCATAAAAGATTCTCCTTTTGGTCTTATTATTTAGCGAAATAGTGATTACAAAGAGAACCCATCATCATCTGATATTTTCCACACGGTTCCGTCATCGTCCACAATCGTATCGCTCGGTTCAGTATCAATGAAACCGAACGGCATTAGGTCTTCTTCCATCTTTTCAATTTTTTCTCTATAAAGTTGTTCACGAATATTTATGTCTGTCATATCTTTGAAGTAATTCTGTGTTGCCGCCCACGCAAAAAGCACAAGAGTTATCACTAAATCGTCGTGGTGTCCCACTTCGGCTTCATAAGATCCTTTTTTTGCAATAAAAGATGAAAGTTCTTGAATAATCTCAAAATCTTCAATAATCAGACGATCCTGCTCAATCATTTCTTTAAGCATAGTGCAGCCGACTTTTTTTACCTTTGGACTCATACGCACACCCTGTTGTGTCTGGAAACTACCAAAGCCACCGTCCATCACCTGTCCCTTTCTCCCACGAACAGATGTTACAAGAAGATTCTCATATTCAAATTCGTTGTGTAAAATATCAACAATCTCCTGTCCGAGATCATTAACTTCCGTCAGAATGTAGGCATCATTGTATCGCTTTCCCATCGCATAAATCAGGTTTGGCAAAAGATACGGCGAAAGTTGATTATTTTTATATTGGGCTACGACTTTGTAGGGAGCGGCGGTGACATCGACAATTGTGATTGCGTGATAATCTAAATCTTGACCGCGTGATACGTCAACACCCATAAAATATAAATGTTCCGGTTCTGGCTCATAGTAGACCTTCAAGCCGTCCTCACGCTCTTGCTTCGGACGAGTGTAGTGAAGCGTTTTCAACTTTGAGGGGGCTACGAGCGTGTTTACGGAGCCAAGGAAGTCACATTCAAACTCTTGCCGAAACTGCTGGGGTGATGTGTTCCGAATCGTCTGTTTTTTCCAATTATCGTCACGACCGGGAACGTCCGACCAGTGGACTTCAATCGGAGTGTAGGAGTTTTGACCGTCCTCGGCATCCTTCCAAAGTTTATAAAACATATTCAAACCTTTGGGAGTGCTGACGATCAGAACCTTTGTGCTTTGACCGGCTGAAATTGTAGGATACACGGAGTTGAAAAACTCATCAGCCACGTTCTCAGGAACGAACGCAAATTCATCCATAAACAATAAGTTAAAAGAACCACCCCGAACAGCGGAGGATGATGTGGAGGATGCAAGAATCTTTGATCCATTTTCTAAAACAATAGATCCTTTATTCCATTCCACGACACCCTGCTGAAGCCACTTGGGTAGATGCTCGTAGGCTAACTTCAGACGACCCAGAAGTTCGCGGGCGGTTGACAATTTGTTGGCTAGAATTGCAACATTTTTATCAGGATTGAATAAAATGTAATGAAGCAAATATGAAATAACTGTCGTGGATTTTCCCGACTGCCGAGGCATTTTACAAATGACGAAGCGATCATTGTGTACGGAGTTCAAAATATTTTCTTGAAAATCGTAAGGTTTAAATTGAACTAAACCCTCATCCAGAGAAACAATCTTAATGTAATTTTTAATAAAATACATCGGATCAGAAACGCACTGAGCGTATTCTGCGATCTGATCTTTTGTATATTCTGTTTCTACACCTGCCGCCTTGATGTTGGCGTTTCCGAGATATGCTTTGTTATCCAGTTTCTTTGTCATTATTCTTTACTTTTTTCACTTTCTTTTCTGGAAGTTGTTTGCGAACGAGGTCTTGAAGTTCTTTTGTAGAACCCACGAAGAATGCGTTGTTGGTCACATTCCTCACCTGCTCATCTTCCTCTAAGGTTTTCATTTGTTTATGAATATCAAGTAGGTCTTTGTTGGCTTCGGTTGCCGTCTTGAGAAGTTGACTGACCACTTCGTAGGCTCTCGGACTGTCGCTCTCTGAGGCTACTTTAAGAATACCGTCGATTGCATTCTTGCTATAATCAATCACTTCTTTAATGTTTTCGCGGACTTCGCCGAAGTCTTTACGCTGTTCAACCTTTTTTCGTTCAGGAAACTTTGAGAGATCAATTTCTACACTTTTTCGCATTCCTGTTTCTTGATCCGCTGCCGTGTCGGAATCTTTAACATTTGGTGTCGTTTTGCGAACCTCGGTTGGATCTATATTTAAAGCATTTTCAAGCGTATTTTCGTCTTTCATTAGAGGGTTCCTCCTGTAATACTAAGGGTATCAGGGAAAGTGAAAATATCCTGTGATATGCCAGCGGCGGGCGGAAGAGTATTTTCACCGGACGGACCAGTAATTGCTGTAATAATTCTTGAGGCAGCACCAGTCGGTCCTGTGATACCGGCATCAGTAAAGAATGAGTTCAAAACTGTTACGTCTGTGTTTGAAATGTAAGTTTGTTTCTGTATCGGTCCAAACACATATGTGTAAGCGGTAAAATCTAAATTAAAAATGATTGATCTTTGCTCAGAGGTATCACCGAGGTAATCAATTTCAGGAGTGACTGAATTGAGTACGATTGGAACGTCAACCTTTGAATTTAAATCAGAGAAATTGAGTGTAACTGTAAATTCGGGAGTGAAATACGCCGTGATCTGCTCCAAAATTTGAAGTGCATCATCCATTGTCCTTGTTGCAACTGCAAGGCTAAATCCAATTGTATAAGGAACTTCGGAAAATTGAGTATCATAAGTTTTGTTGGTTGTTGTTGTTTTGAATCTTCTATAAACCGTATTTCTTTTTCTTGCTGAATCATAGTTCATACTGGTGATTGAAAACCCAAGCCGAGGTAAAATATTAGCAATCGCCGAAGCGTTATCAGACTCTTTTGTTTTTGGCAACTCATCAAGCATACGAATGAATTTTTCTTTTTGAGCGTATGTGATGGGAACCATAAATCTTTTTGTGGTCACTCCGCTGGAATTTCTACGAATGACAAAAATTTCATCAAACAAAGCACCGAAGGCAACAACGGTTTTTCGTATGGACTCATTGTAAAATTGAGTAAACATTAAAGATCACCCTCCGAAAATGGATCTGTATCTGTAAAGTCAAACAATGAACTCGCTTCAATCATAAATTCAGTGTTATCCTCCATAGTATCTTTCGCAAAGAAGTCTGCGGTAAATCCAATTGTGTTAATAACTCTGTCGGCATTAGAGGACTGACCAACAATTCTTCCGGATGTAAGACCACCGGAAACCAAGTAAGATTCCAAAACGTTTGCCGTCGAACCTTCCCAAACAACAACTTCCATTGTTGCAGATGTGATACCCGACCCCGAAATGATGTTGACAACTTCACCCTCGGTAAACTGACCCGTTCCACTTGAGAATGTGGTATGAACCAGTTGATTCATAGCATTGGATGTAATGCCATCGATTCTATCGAAACCAGTATCAATTTCTTCACCAGAATACTTGAAGAGTGAGCATTTAATTTGATAGGTGAATGTTTTACCAAAATTAAAAAAGTTTTGTTCACGCTCAACAAAGTTTACCTCAAACATTCCATCCATAAGGGGAAAGTAAATTAAATCACCTTCTCTCGGATATTTGATATCTGTTTTGTCGGCAAAAACCTCTGAAAATCTTCTTTTAGAAAGAGTAAGAGTCATCTCATCTTTAATGTCAAGACCGAATTGAGTCATAACCTCACCCTCACCCTCAAACCCGTCATAACTTTCAACGTACATTTCTAATTCACGACCATCTTGAAATTTTGGAAGTCTGTCCTCACCAAACAATTCATCTTCATTTTGTAAACTCCGCAAAGCATAAACCATATCGACACCGTGAATCTTGATTGATTCATCAACAATGTCTTGAACAAGTGTTTGCTCCGCTTTGTTTTTGAATTTGTTGAAATAAGGATTAGTCGCCATAATTA